CTCGTCGTACCATGCCCAGCCCAGCCGCGCCGCGCCTGCCTTGCCGTGCCCTGACGTGCCGAGCCGTGCCTCGCCGCGCCCTGCCTGCCATGCCCCACCACACCAAGCCCAACCACGCCTTGCCTTACCCGGCGCGCTTCTTGCGCTCGTTGCGCGCAAGAAACTTGTCGATGCTCGCGCGCAGCTCGTCGCTGGCGTCAAGCGCGTCGGCGTAGCGCAACAGCCGCGCTTGGACGCTTCGCAGGTCGGTCAGCAGATGCGCGATGACCGCCCGCGTCGCTTCCGGCGACGACTGCACCACCGAGACCGCGACGTACTCGCGCGACCCCCGATCCACGTTGAGGTATGCGCGGACCGGCGGCTCGTTGGGCTTGTGCGGCTCCAGATGAACGACCACGCGGCGGATCAGCCCGCGGGCTTGAAGCAGCCGATACTTCTCGGCAGCCTCTGCGTCGTTCCAATCGAACATCGAGTGCAGCGCCGAATTGGCGCTGCGTGCCCGATCCACGACCGTTTCGGGCGTGAGCTTGTCGCCAAGTTCTCGCGCCATTTCCTCCAGTTCGCGCTCCCAGCGGGACATCACGACACCACCTCGAACGTGCCCCAACCGAGCCCGTAGCTCTCGCGGGAGAACGGACGCCCCTCTCCGACGCCGATCTGCATTCCGGCGCGGGCCAGCAGGTTGGACACATCTCCGACCCTGAACTGGTCGCCGTCCCAGCGCACTCGCAGAGTGGCGCTCCAGCGCCGGAACATCGGCCTAGAACGCAAGTCGGTCACGCCCGTCTGGTTTCGCGTCGCAGCGACGTGCTGCTCGTAGTCGCCGGCGATCCGCACCAGCGGCTGTCCGCTGACGAGGTCGAGTCCGTCCGCCTCGACGAAGACGGACATCTTCGCCATCGTCATCTTGAAGCCGACTAGGCGGCAGGCATCGATCATCGCCGCGCGCCATGCCGAAGCCGGGAAGCCGATGGTGCCATCCTCCAGGCGATGCAGCGCCGCCTCGCAATCGGCCGCGAAGTCGCGCGCCTCGCGCTCCTTCTTCGACTTCGCCGTCGATCCGGCCTCGTGCTTCTCGCGCATCTTCTGACGAGCCTTCTCCGAGAAGGCGGCCATGACCAGCGGCGCGGTGCCGACGATCTCGAACTGCGCGCGCTCGAACTTCGGCGCGGCGATGGTGACGATCTCTTGCTTCGTGAACGCGTTCATCTGAACCTCCCTTTTCAACCAGCCAGATCCGCAACCCGGCGGCGGCTCTCCTCCATGATGCGCTCGTGCGCGTCGGGCGACGCGGCGCTGATGTCGTCGAGATTGCCGCGCTGGGCCAGCATGATCTTGTCGATGTCCTTGACGCTCGCCGCCTTGCGGATCGCCGCGACGATGGCGCGGCCGCGCTCGGCCAGCTCGGGGGAGAGAGTTGCGCCGGTCGGGGCCTCTGGTGAGGAGGCTGCGGAGGGAGAAGGCTCCGCATCCGACGCGGCCGGCGCGATGTTGTCGGCCTCTTGTTCGGTGGCATCGAGGAGTGCGTCCATCGCGGCGCTGACGGCGGCGAGGGGGGTGGATGGCGGGGTGATGTCGATGGCGCTGGCCGGGCCGCGCGCCTGGACAACGTCGATCTCCTCCGCGACCGGCAGGCCCATCATGACCTCGGGCGCGAAGAGGCGGATGAGCATCGTGGCGCTGCGGTAGCGCAGCATCTGGTCGGGCATCGTCCGGTACTTCGGGTTCTTCGTCCAGCCCTCGGCCTCGGCCATCGCCATCGACGCGGTGGCCTCGACCGGCTCGCCGCTGTCGGCCAGCGTGGCGAAGGCGGTGACGCGCAGGTTCTTGCCCTCGCCAACGACGTGCCAGTTGATGCGACGCGCGAACACGCCCGAGCGGTTGGCCTTGGCGATCATGTACGTGGCCGACCAGCCCGCGCGCCCGCTGACGAAGTAGATGTTCTGCAGGACGACCAGCGGCTCCTCGCGCGTGCGCTTGGCGATCGCGTAGGCGATGAGGCAGTCGGCCATCTTGCCGCGCAGGTGCGGCGGGACGAGTTCGCTGGCGGCGAACATCTTCGCGACGCGCTGCGAATGCTCGAAGTGCGCGGGCGCGAGCGGATCGTAGTCCGACACGGCGGGCAGGTTCACGACGTTGGTGGCGATCTCGTTGGTCATTGCGCGTATCCCTTCTGAATGCTGGTTGCGATCTCGTTGGCGGCCCATTGCGGCAGGCCGATTTCGACTACACCCGTGGTGTAACCCGGCCAGCTATCATCCGCAACGCTTTTCGCGAAGCGGCGCAGGATCTGGCGCAGCTGCTGGTCGGCGGCGCTCGCGGCGTCGGCGGACAGGGCCGCGACGTAGCCGAGGTGGGGCTCGTCGTTGCCGACCACCATGAACGCATGGGTCGGGCGCTGGATGCCAAGAATGCCGGCGACCAGCCGGTACATCGCGTCCCCGAGGTCGTACCTGAGATTGGCGGCGGTCTTGCGCCAGGAGTTCGGCGCGGGCGATGCGGTGGTCTTGAGGTTCACCGCCAGCCCGGCGCGCGAGATGTAGAGGTCGGGGCGGCACAGCAACGTGAGCCCGGTCTCCTCGTCCTTCGCGACCATCGTGACCTCGGCGCGGCCGCCGGCCTCCAGCAAGCGGCGGGCGTCGGCGTTGCGCATGAGGCCCTCGCGCATCCCGACGATCCGCATGTGGTCGGAGAAGCTGACGATCTGCCGGTCGCCTTGCTCTTCGCGCCAAGCCCTGCCCTCTCGGGTCGAGAAATTGAGCCCCTCGGGCTTGACCGAGAAGCGCTGATGGAAGGCCTCGGCGCCCTCCAAGATATACGCGTGCGCGGCGGTCCCCAACGCCATCGACGCGCTCGGCTCGCGGTGGACGCGGGCCGGGTTGCCGCGCCAGAAGGCGTGGGCGTGGGCCGGGCATTCGGTCTCGTACGAGACGAGGTCGCTGCCGCTGACCGCCGGGGCCGCGAAGGCCTCGGCGCTCAGGTACGCCTCGAACGAGACGTCGTTGTGGATGCCGTCGTTGATCACTTTTCGATCTCCCTCTTCATCTGCCTGTGGACCCAGCCGCGCAGGGCGGCGAGGCGGGACTGCTTCTTGCCGCGCGGGGCGTGGGCCGCGCGCTTGATCATGCTGCGATAGACCCGCAGCAGCTTGCGCTTCTCGGTGGTCATCGGTTGCCCTCCAGCTTGGCAAGCTCGCGCTCCAGCTCCGCGATCCGTTGGTGAGCGAGCAGATAGTCGATGCTGTCGGGGTTGAGGTCGCGGGCCAGCTCGACGCGCAACTGGATGCGGGCGCGCAGGACGTTGGGCGTCTGCGGGATCGCCGGGGCGGCGGGAAGCGGCTTCATGCCAGCACCATGATCGCGGCCAAAACGAGGCCCATGAGGGCGTTGATCCAGAGGGGGGACATCAGCGGTCCCCCCTGAGCCAATCGGGATAGTCGCCGTCGAAAGGCTCGGCGGGCGTCGCGTCGTCGCGGATGAAGCGCGCCGTGGGGTCGGTGAGCCGCTCGACGAGGATCTCGGCGTCGTAGAGGACGCCGCGCAACTCGCTCTCGGAGATGGCGCGGCAGTTGTAGTGCTGCGCGTTGATCTCCTCGACCTCCCCCGCGACCGCGCGCAGGATCGCCTCGATCTTGTCGTAGGCGGCGTGGCGCATCTCGTTGAGGCGCTCGACGCTGCGCTGCGCGTTGTCGATGTCCATGATCGCAGCCATGATCAGCCCTCCATCTCGGCGTGGATCGCGCTTTCGGCGTGGCAGGCCATCTCGACGACCATGTCCACCGCCTGGTTGGTCAGGTCCACGAACTGATCGCTGATTGCATTGTCGGTCGCGGTGTTGCCGGCGCCGACGTTGTCGAGCTGTCGGTTGCAGATGTCGCGCAACCGGGTGATCGCGGCGATGATCTCGCGCTCGGCGCGGATCTTCGCGCACTCGATCGCGCGCAGCGCGTCGTCGGCGCTCTCGATGAAGTCGGCGCTGCGGATGAAGGTCTCGCCGCGCTCGTCGTCGTTGCGGTAGGTCATTATCGGCATTGTCTGTCCCTCCTGGTTGCTGTCCGGCACCACCCGGACAAGGCGAAACATACACCATCGCTTTACCCGCGCAAGCGCTTTCCGCGAAATTGTGTGCTTGACCTCTACACCGCGCGTGTAGTAGCCGTCGCGAATGACCTTGACCCAGTTCATTGCCGCCCTCGGCGGCACCTATGCCACCGCCCGCGCGTTCTCCACGACGCCGCAGGCTATCAGCAATTGGAAGCGTCGCCAGCGGCTGCCCGCCGCGCGGCAGCTCGAGGCCTTCCGCATCGCGCGCGCCAAGCGCCTTGCGTTCGACCCGGTCGCCGCGACGCGCCGCGAGGCCCGGCGATGAAGCGCGACACCGCAATCGAGCGCGTGTCCAACGCGCTGCGTGCCGAGGGCGGACGCGCCTCGACGCAGCGGCTGTGCGAAGTTCTGCCCGGCATGGACAGGGGGTTGGTGTTGATGGCCCTCGCGCACTTGAAGCGCCGCGAGCTGGTAGACAGCGACTACGCTCCGCGCAAGCAGCCCGAGTGCGGCTGGACCTACTGGTTTACGCCCGCGAAGAAGGTGCATCGCGGCTCGCGGTTCAAGGCGGCGGTGTCGAACGGCTACACCCGGCTCGTCGTCGAGTACCTCGACGCGGTTGGCGGCGAGGCGCCGATCGACGCATGGCTCGCGTGGAGCGCGCAGATCACGCATCGGGTGCGCCTGCACAGCGGCGTTCACAGCCTGCGGCGGCGCGGGCTGATCGAGGTCGCCAAGACGTATGTTCGGCTGACCGAAACGGGCCGGCAGGCGCTCGCGCTCGGGCGCACGGTGGCTCCCATCGCGCCGACCATCGCGGATTTCGAGGACATCGCCGAGCCCGAGACGCGCTCGACCGATCCCGAGGCTTGCGTCGCGCGCGCCGAGAAGCTCTGGCCGAAGCTGATGCGCGGCCGCAGGTACGAGGACATCCCGGCGCACCTCATCCGCCCGCAGCGCCTGCTGCGATGGACGCCGCCGCTGGTTGAGCGCAGCATGACCGGGTCGAGCGGGGCAATGCTGGCCGAGAGCCGCAGCGCGGAAGGAGGGTCGCCGTGAGAACGTGGCGCGGCACCATCCTGGGCGAGCCTGCCAGCAAGGCCAACTCGCGCCGCATCGTGCGGTTTGGGTCGAAACTGCGGGTGATCAAGAGCGAGAAGGGGCTCGCGTACATCGAAGCGGTTGCGCGTCAGGCGCCGGAACTGCCGGCGCAGGAGCAGCTACTGGAGCCGATCCGCATGACCGCTCACATTTACTACGCCTCGCGGCGACCGGACCTTGATCCGTCGCTGATCCTCGACGCGCTGCAGGGCCGCGTCTACCGCAACGACCGCGCGGTGCGAGAAATGCACCTGTACCACCACCTCGACCGGGACAATCCCCGCGCCGAGATCCTTCTGGAGGAGATGACCGATGACGAATGACGACCTGAAGCGCTACGCGGAGCGCCTTACCCACATTCTCGACGCCGCCGACGAGATGCGCGCTGACCTCAAGGAGTTGAAGGTCGAGATCAAGAGCGCGGGCTACGACCCGGCGGCGCTGGTGCGCGTCGTGCAGCTGCGGCGCGACGAGCGCAAGCGGGCGCGCGAGCAGGAGCGGCTGCAGGCGGTGACGCTCTACGCCGACCGGCTGGGCGTCCAGCTGGACCTCGGGATCTGACAGGACAGGCCAGGCCCTCCCTTGCCGTGGCCGGCGGGCCGCGGAACCTAAAAGCGGCCCAGCGGGCATAGCCCGTCAACCGGTCCCTGGCCGGTGCGTTTACCGGATGGATCGCTCCCGCCACTCAACCCGAACGGAGGCAGACATGGTTCTCGGATGGCAGGATTTCGTCGTGATCGGCATCATCGTCTGGGCGCTGCTGGACGGCAGGCGGTAGCCGGGTTAGCATGCGAAAGCCCCGACGCGGTTCCAGCCGCGCCGGGGCAAACGGACCACCCAACTGGTCCGGCGAGGGTTCGCGGGCGAAATGTATCCGCGACGTCCGGCCGGATCAACGGAGACGATCATGGCAGGACGACCAGATAGCTGGATGCCGCTGTACGTCGCGGACTACCTCGCGGACACGGCGCATCTGACCGCCGCCCAGAGCGGCGCCTACCTCCACCTCATCATGGCCTACTGGCGAGCCGGCGGCCCGCTGCGTCTGAGCGACGACGCGCTCGCTCGAGCGGCCAGGATGACGCCTGACGAGTGGATCGAGAACCGTGACGCGGTGCTTGCGTTCTTCGCGGTCTCGTCCGGTCAGATCCGTCATGGCCGGATCGACCACGAACTGGCCGAGGCCGCCCGCCTCTACGACGCGCGCAAGCGGCGCACCGAGGCCGCGACCGCCGCGAGGGCCGCGCGCAACGTAACGGACAACGTAACGATGAACGTAACGTCGGACGTAACGACCAACGTAACGTGCATACAACCACAACCACAACCACAACCACCCTTTCCTTCGGAAAGAGATACTCATGGACCTGTTCTTGGTTCTGGGGGGTCTGGGGGGAAGCGCGCAGAGCGCGCCGACCGCGGAACGCGCCTGCCGGACGATTGGTCGCCTTCGGACGAGGACCGCGCCTTCGCCGGCAGCCTCGGCGTCGCGGTCGAGCGCGAGGCGGCGTCGTTCAGGGACTACTGGCACAGCAAGCCCGGCGCGGACGGGCGGAAGGTCAACTGGAGCGCGACCTGGAGGAATTGGGTGCGCCGCAGCAGTGAAAGGAAGCAGGGCAATGGCACAGGATCTCGCACCGAACGCAACGGGTTTATCGTTCACGCTGAGCGCCTTGCTCGGGAGGATGCAGACCGAGCAGCCGGGCGCTCCGTTGTCGATTTCCTCGACGCAGAAGACCGAGGCTGAGCGCGCGCTGGTTGCCGCCGAAGCCGCGCTGCAGCCCGCACCGCAGGCGCTGGCCGAGCGGTTCGTGACGGCGCTCGGCACGTTGACGGCGACGAGGCCGGGCGAGGCGGACGGGCTGGCGAAGGTTCGGGCCTACGCGGCGATGCTGGAATTCCCGGCCAGCGCGTTCACGCGGTCAAGCCTCGACGCGGCGGCGCGCAAGTTCCGGTGGTTTCCGAGCTACGCCGAGCTGGTCGAGCACCTCGAGGCCGAGGTCGCGCAGGCGAAGGCGCTGCGGCACCAGCTGCGCCGGGCGGTGGCCCTGCCGGTCGAGGGGTCGAGGCCCTCGGGCAAGTACTCGGCCATGACCGACGCGCAGAAGGCCGAGTTTGACGCCGCGATGGCGAAGTTCCGGTCCCGGTTCGCCTCGGATGCCTCCAGAAGCGCTGAGGATGGCTCAGGAACGCCGGAAGCCCGCTTACCCAACGCGGGGTAGCGGGCGACCGGGCTTCGGCGCTCCTAGGGCGGTTCTAGCGCGTTTCTGGTCGGAGGTGCGGCGGGAGGCGGCGGTAGGCCTCGTCCAGGGCCTGACGCCACTCGGGCGCGGCCAGCCGGTTCGTGTCGCGGACCCGGCGGCGGATCAGGACGTCGCGCAGCGCGGCGGCGTCGAGGAGGGAGGCCTCGCCCATGAAGTCGCGGAGCTGGGCGAGGCTCGTGACGGGGGAAATGCGCATGGCGGCCTCAGACCCGGAACAGGCCGCTGTGCGGGACGAAGTCCCACATCGGCCCGGTGTAGCCGAACTCGGCGTCGGGCCGAACCAGCCGGTACACGCCGCCGCTGATCCCGGCCACCTTGAGGGTGAGGAAACCGACCTTCACGATGCTGCCGACCGTCCAGTTCTGCTTCGAGTTCTTGATCATCGTTCGTCTCCGTTGGTGGGGTTGCGATGCGAGGAACATACACCGCCGGTTTCGCCGCACCATTGCAAAGAACGCAGGGCGGTATGCGGTTGACGCATGGCGCGGGGCGGGGCAATCTTCTGAACCTTGGCTTAACAAAAGGCGGCCTGTGATCCAGATCGAGCGCGTCGCGATCGCGGCGCTTATCCCATATGCGCGGAACTCCAGAACCCACTCGGACGCTCAGGTGGCGCAGATCGCCGCCAGCATCCGCGAGTTCGGCTTCACGAACCCCGTGCTGCTGGACGAGGCGAACGGCATCATCGCCGGCCACGGCCGCGTGCTGGCCGCGCGCAAGCTCGGGATGCAGGACGTTCCGGCAATTCGGCTGGCGCACCTGACCGAGGCGCAGAAGCGGGCCTATGTGATCGCCGACAACAAGCTGGCGCTCAACGCGGGCTGGGACGAGGAGCTGTTGCGCCTGGAGTTGAAGGATCTGCAGGATCTCAATTTCGACGTGGCGCTAACCGGCTTCAGCACCGAAGAGCTAGACGCGCTTATGGCGCCGACGGGAACCGAGGGCCTGACCGATCCTGACGCGGTGCCGGAGGCGCCAGAGCATCCTGTCTCGGTGCCGGGCGATGTCTGGTTGCTCGGCCGGCACCGGCTGGCTTGCGGCGACTGCACCGATCCGCTCGTCGTGGAGAAAGCGCTGGCCGGCGTGAAGCCGCACCTCATGGTCACCGACCCGCCCTACGGCGTCGAGTACGACGCCTCGTGGCGAGAGCGCGCCGGCGTCAACACCAAGGGCGCTGCAACCGGGAAGGTCCTGAACGACGACAAGGCCGACTGGCGCGAGGCGTGGTCGCTGTTCCCCGGGGATGTCGCCTACGTCTGGCACGCTGGTCTGTTTGCCGGCGTCGTGGCCGACAGCCTGTTGGCCTGCGACTTCCATCTCCGCAGCCAGATCATCTGGTCGAAGAGCCAGTTCGCCATCGGGCGTGGCGACTACCACTGGCAGCACGAGCCTTGCTGGTACGTCGTCCGCAAAGGGAAGAAGGGCCACTACGACGGTGGCCGCAAGCAGTCGACGCTCTGGCAGATCGAAAAGCCGAAGAAGTCCGAGACCGGCCACTCGACACAGAAGCCAGTCGAGTGCATGAAGCGCCCCATCGAGAACAACTCGTCGCCCGGGCAGGCCGTTTACGAGCCGTTTTCAGGCTCCGGCACGACGATCATCGCGTGCGAGCAGACGGGTCGGGCCTGCCACGCCGTCGAGCTGAATGCGGCCTATGTCGATGTCGCGATCAAACGCTGGCAGGAATTCACCGGGCAGGCCGCCACGCTTGAAGGCGATGGACGCAGCTTCACCGATGTAGCGACCGAGCGATGCAAAGCCGCCGCATGAGCGCCGTCGAGGCCGGCGCCAACGTGGCGATCGGCTATCTTGTGGCGGTGGCCGCGAACGTGGTCATCCTGCCGCTTTTCGGCCTGCATCCGAGTGCGTTCGACAGCTTCGCCATTGGCGCGCTGTTCACGGCCGTTTCGCTGGTTCGATCTTACGCGCTGCGCCGTCTTTTCAACGGCTTTCGTTCGGCTTAGGTTGCGCGCATGGTCATGCCAGCGCACAAGCCAACTGAAGAGCGCCGCCGCCAGGTCGAGCAGGCCTCGGGCCTTGGCCTCCCGCACGACCAGATAGCGGCGCTGATCGGCATCAGCGACGAGACACTCCGCAAATACTACAAGACCGAGCTAGCGGTCGGGAAGGCGAAGGCCTCGGCGCAAGTCGCCAAGACGCTGTTCAACAAGGCGGTCGTGCAGGGCGATACCACGGCGATGATCTGGTGGACCAAAGCGCAGATGCGCTGGGCCGAGACGCAGCGCCACGAGAATTCTGGTCCTGACGGCGGCCCCCAGGTCATTCGCTACGAGTGGGGCGAGCCGGAATGAGCGCGTCGCGCGTTCAGACCGTGCGGATGCCATACGCGCCTCGAAAGGCGTTTGTCCCGTTCCACAAGCGCACGCAACGCTGGGCCTGCCTCGTCGCGCACCGCCGCGCCGGCAAGACGGTTGCGGCGGTCAACGACCTGATCCGCGCCGCGATCACCGCGCAGCGGCCGCACGCGCACTACGCCTACGTCGCGCCGTATCGGTCGCAGGCCAAAAGCGTCGCGTGGGACTACCTCAAGCGCTTCGCCGCGCCCGCTACTGCTGGCGTCAACGAGGCCGAACTGCTGCTCACAACGCACACGGGCGCGAAGATCCAGCTGTTCGGCGCGGACAACGCCGACGCGATGCGCGGCCTCGGCTTCGACGGCATCTACTTGGACGAGTACGGCGACTTCAGGCCCTCGGTCTGGGGCAACGTCATCCGCCCGACGCTCTCGGACAGAGCTGGCTGGGCGGTGATCGGCGGAACGCCGAAGGGGAGAAACCAGTTCTACGAGGCCTTCGACGCCGCGCAGCGCAGCCCAGACTGGTTCTGCCTGCGCCTGCCGGCCAGCGCCTCGGGCATCCTGCCGCCGACCGAGCTTCACGCGCTCCGCGCGCAGCTGACGCAGGACCAGTACGACCAGGAGTACGAATGCAGCTT